GCATCCCATTCATTGGCAAGCATATCCCAATCCCATTCTCCATATCCAACATTGTCCTTAATTATAAATGCTTTTTGTTGTTCTTCGTTTAAATCACTTGCCTTTATTACTGGTACTTCTTTTAGTCCAGCTTCCTTGCAAGCCTTTAATCGCATATTTCCACCAAGAACAATCATATCATCGTTAACGACAATAGGTCTTAAAGATAGCATCTGCGGAAATTCCTTAATCGATGCTACTAACTTTTTAAATTTGTCATCCTTAATAATTCTTGGATTGTTTGGATTCGACTTTATGTCGGTCAATTTGGTTGTTGTGATATTCATTTTTTAAATAAAAGTGACCATTCAGTCGGTAGTGTTAATTTCTTTTCTAAGCTAAATCCAAATTGAGCAAAGAACTCAATCCACTTTTCTTCGGACTTTATATTTATGTGACCCCATGAAGCATCTTGTTCAGGAGTTGTAAAATAAGGAGTTGAAGAAAATAGAAAATATTGGCAATTAATACTGCTCATGTATTCAATAATTTGCTCATCCGTTAAATGCTCCATTACTTCAATGCTTACAACCATTCCGCACTGGTTTGGATAAACACTTATTTCGTTTAATTTAACTCCTCTTTTCTTTGCAAATCTTTGATGGTATTTATTCGGCTCGATGCCATAGTAATTGATGCCTTTCTTTTGCAAGCATTCTCCAAGCGTCCCCATGCCAGCACCTATCTCAATTATATCTTTAGCATATTCGATAATTATGTCAGCCGTTGCATCCATCAAATTATAATAATCAGGATTCTCGGGAGTTATTCCGTTTTGTACTTCAATATCAAAAAATTCTTTGTCGCTTACACGGCTCATATTATTGTTTCTTTTGGTAAAAATTGATTGCAATTTGTATGCCCTTCAGCTTGGCTCATTCTATAATCTCTACCAAGTCCTTGAGCAACTGCCATAAAACTTGATTGATTGCCACTAACATATTTTGCACCTAATTGTAATTGAGCCAATTCTAAATAATCCTTTATTTCGTATCTCTCAATCAAATGTTTATACGGCTCATATTCAGATTCTAAACCAATGAAATAAACATTATCTGAATTGTCTTTTAAAAAATTAATTTCTTTAATCCAATCCGTAGTTAGAGATTGATATCTTGGAGTTATATTAATAAAACTATTATTTGATTTTATTGGCTCAACTTTTAACCATCCTTGTTTCCAAGTTTCATCTATAATCTGAAAACTTTGCAAATGCAATTGTACTAAATGAGTTAAATGTAAATCTATATTTGAACGGAATAAATCTAAATTATATATTGTACCAGTCAATTCTCTGCCTTTTTTAACTTCGTGAATATATTCCTGAGATTCTAATAATGGCAAAATCGTGTCATATAAATGGTCGGGTAATTGTACATTAAAAATACCTCCGCCTAATGCCTTAATAGTGGGCAAAGAATAAATGACATCTCCAGTAGCGCCACCATGATAAAAGTTATTCATATAAAATTTAATTATGATTCTAATAACTTAGAATAAATAGCAAATCTATCCTCATTAATTTTAAATAAATCGTAATGCTCTCGGACATATTCAGCATTTGATTCTCCGAAATCCGTTCTCATTTGTTTTGAGAATACCATTCTTTTTATATCTCTCTCCCAATTATCAACCCAACACACCGTAGGAATGTCATCGTAAGGCGCTCGTTTAATTGCCATTAATGGAATACGTTTAGCGCCAGCTTCTAATGCCTTTAAATTGGATTTTAATCGGTTGAATTTATTATCTAATAATGGAGCAAGTAATATGTCAGCCTCCAGGTAGAAATTCATATATAAATCTACGGGCATCGATTCAAGTATCTTGTGGTTTAATCTTTCTCCAGCAGTAAACCATTCAGCCATTTGCTTCCAATGAAACTCGTTTGCTTTATTCCAACCGCAAAGAAGCATCCGTGTTGACTCCTTAAATGATTTAGACTTGGCTAATTCTCTAATCGGATTCTTTAACTGCCTCATGTCAGGAAAGTGAGTGATACTACCCGTGTGAGCAATGTTAACAAATTCGTTTACATTTCTTACCGCAGTAAATTGGTCACGGTCAAATGGCAAAGCATTCGGCAGAATAAAGCAGTTAGGATTTATCTTAATAATCTCAAGCCGTAATCGGTTGTGAGTTGTCGTAACGACATCCGCCACTTTAATATAATTCTTAATTACTTGAGTCACTCCTAATGACCGATAGGTAGGCGCAGATAAATGTTGGCTAAATAACTCCCAATAGTCATCAATATCGACAACCAATTTAAAGCCTAACTTAGCCTTCCATTTTAATAAATCGGGCAATGGTATCAATTCACAAAACCGATTGACTACAACCACGTTTATTGCTTTCTCAATGAGCATCTCTTCGGTCATTGTATCCGTAATAATACAATATTCCTTTTTCATTACGGATAATGGCAATGCTAATCGATGGTAAGTGACTCCTGAATGTCTACTTCCGACTGCGCAGATTCTTAGTTTGGACATCGTTTGGTTTTGGTTGGTTGAGTTTTGCAATATACTTAATCCCTTCGTAATGTGCTGACAATCTTTTAAGCATATCAAATACGCAAGAGCCACACCAAGAATTAAAATTAAAATCTTTGTTTACATATTTACGATATAGGGTCGCATATTCTTCAAGTACTTCTCGGTCAATGTTTTTAGTAAACCCTAAAGCAACTGCCTCAAAGTTTATAATATTGGCTTCTATAAATGCTATCTCTTGCTCGTTCATAGTTTGTTTATTAATCTAAAAATGACCGCTCCTAAAATCCCCGAACTAAATACGATTGCAATCCATTCTTGAAACTGCATAGGTACGACAATCAAAACGATAGCGCTCCAAGTACTTAGACAAGGAGTGCAACTAAACGGCTTAAAGTTTAGTCCGAATGACTGATATAAATTAGTCATTGTAAAAAAGACTGCAAAAGAAACGGCTGCGATTATTGTGATCATTTGTTTGTTTGGTAAATTTCATCTTGAACTAAATTCCAATATGCCTGGTCATCTGCTTTTAATTTCTGCTCAAGAATTAATGAACAAAAGTACAAAGCTAATTCAAAAGCAAATGCTTTATTGCCACAAAAATAAAGTGCATTAATTAATAAACTATTTGCTTTCTCGTCAGGCTTCATCCCTTATTTTCTTTTTAATGTTTGAAATCGTTTTGACTATGGACATATATGGAATGCCAGTCTTTCTCGAAATCTCAGTTTGATTAAAATTCAATTCGACATAAGTATCAAGCAACATATCTTCGTACCAGGATAATTCTTTTCGTGCTACCTCCACTCGATTAAATAGTTTTTCTTTGTAATCCTTAGATTCATCCTCAATCTGCACTAACTCTTCTAAACCATCAATCGATTCAAACTTGGCTCTAAAGTGCCTGAAGAATGGCTGATTCATTCCCGTTGAATAAATCATATTAAGCATACACCTAACAAGCCAAAACTTCAATCCGTTGCTTCCGTTGTTATTATAAATCGACCAAAATTTGTCTTCGGTTATAGAGCAAAGATTCACAAACATTTCTTGCTTTAGTTCTTCCCTTAAATTTGCTGGGTGCATTTTCATCAAGGCTTGTTTAATCTCCTTTGAATTATAAAGTTCCTCAATGATTTGCGACCTGGTCATTCCTTTGATTTTCTGATTATCTCAAAAATAAAATAAACGATAAAAGCCACTTCGATTATTCCAACCGCAATGGCTTCCCAAATTAACCTTTCCACTTTTCAAGTTCCCGATTCAAATACCAAACCGCTTTATCTAAATCTTTCTTTTTAAATCCTTTCTTATCGGCTCTTAAGATGTACTTGATTGAATTGCCAAGATTAAAATTAAGGTCGAAAGCATCAATTATATCAATGACCTCGATGCCATTACCCTGATAATGCTCAGGATGATTGACCTCTTCTTTGATAACTCCTTGATAATTAATCTTTTCCATGTGCAAAGTTTACATTAAAGATTGTGCAATTCCAAATAATCCTTGATTTTTTTTGTTTGTCGATATGCTGGGTACGATGCACCGCTTTCCATTTTGATTCGATTTAGGTTTATTTCAAGGCTATAATTTAAATCGTGATAGGTAGCGCAGTCGATAACTACTTGAATCGTAGGTCGTTGTAATCTCATTGTAATCCATTTAATTGCATTTAGATAATTATCCTTCAAATCTCATCCAATC